CTAAGGGATAAAGAATTAAAGGGATAAAGTGTTTATTGCGGCGAGGGGACGAACCCGGTACGCGTTCTGGCGGCTGCCCGTGTTGACGCTGACTGCGTTGAAGTAAACGTTCCAACTGGAAGAAGCATCCCATTCGGTACTAGACCAATACCAGTCAGTTGTAAGTATATTTTGACTACCAAACATAGTGGTTACAAGTTCGTTTATCTCCAGTTTGTATTTAGCCACAAGCATTAATTCGCCCAGTGCGGGCAGATTCCACACGGTCGTATCCTCAATTCCGTCGGCTTCAAGGGTACAGGCCTTATATACCCGTGCAGCTTCGGCAGCAGGGGCACCGATAGTTCCTTGTGAATCTTTAACGCCCGCAAGGGCTTCTACGATTATATCGGTATTCTCCTTGCCGTCAAATGTGTCATAAAGTCCCTGGCTACCGTTGCCATAGTTTTTCAATCCCCGTAAGTCAGTGCCATAACCGCCCCATTTGAACGTTTTATTGCCGCCGTCGTCGATACAGTCGCTTTTGGCGATAATAAACTGGCGACACTCGGCACGAAGCCGGATACCGATACGGATATACTTGGAGCGGTTATTCGCACTCATGGAGTTCCATTCAGAAGCGGTGAAAAAGACTTGTTTGCCATCCTCTATTCGAAGGGTAGCAAGGGACAGGTCTAGCAGACCACCAGCCCAGCGCATATACTTGGCGATATCGCTTGCAGGGGTATTTTCATCCACGTTTGTAAAACCTAATGACTTTATAGCTTCGATTTGGTCTTGTTTATTGATGCGCAAAAGCATGGCGCTAGCATTATTTTCATTCATTTTATTATATAATATTAAGTTAAGACTACTCAGAAGTAACTGCCCTGACGTGGAACAGACTAGTGTTTTTAGCATATATATACACGCGTCCTGTATTTAGCTCGACACCCCAAGCGTTGCTCGCATCATAAATCGTGCTTGACCAGTAGTATTTATCAGTCAACAAGCATGAGTCGCTACTCCAAAAAGTGCGCATCATTTCATCGATGCGGTCACGGTAACGATAAAAGAGGATTAGTTGAGCCAAAGAAGGAAGATACCAATTGGAATCGTCCTCGATACCGTCACTTTCCAAGGTGAATGCTTTATAGGCTTTAGCGACTTCAGCGGCTGGAGCGCCGATAACGCCACCGTTATTTTGGTTCTTCAAGGCGGTGATGATAAGGTCGGTATCCTCTTCACCCGTACGGCAGCCGTAGGCGGCTCCCAAATATTTATTCGAAAGTCCGTCGATATTTTTTCCTTGTCCACCCCAGGGGAAAAGGCTAGTAAGCGTATCACTATAACATTCCTGGGCGGCTATGACAAAACAAAGGCCACGGGCGCGGATACGCAAGCCACGTTTGATATAAAGTTGCTTATTGGCAGCGGTTAGGGAGTTCCATTCGGCAGCGGTAAAGTATGCCTTGGAGTTATCAGAGATGCGGTTACAAGCCAGGCAGAGATCCAACAGCCCCCCAGCCCATTTGATACGTTGTCCGAACTCCGAAGCGCGGGAGTTCTCGGTGATATCCGAGAATCCCACAGCGTTCAGCGCTGATACTTGTGCCTGCTTGTTCAAGCGCAGCAGGGTGGCGCTTTGTTCTTTTGTACTCATAATTAATTACTGTTTACTAGATCGTTAATATCCATGTTGTCTTTGGCGAAGCGTTCAAGGTATTCTTCGTAGGTTTCGCCGTTATAATATTGCATTACATCATCTATATTATTCAATGTGACTTCGGGATAATAGGATTCTCCGCCGTAAGATTCAGCGTTGAAATTGTCGATTTCATTAATGAAGGCAGAAAGTGACATAATGATTTTCAAGCCGTCAAAATAAGCCGTCAAAGATTCAAGTTCCTCGTTCTCTATTACAATATCCAAGCGGTATTCACCCACCAGACAGCAACGGGCGGTATTTGCCCCATTTTCATCGACACCGCCATATTTTTGGAATCCGGAAAGGAACAAATGATCTCCTTCCATATCAATACCGGTTACACGAAGGTATCTGACAGCTGTGCACTTTTTAACCAGACTGTTCCATGAGATCAACGCACAATCCTCTATTATCAGACGCATAAGGTTTGAGACGCCTTCAAGGGTTATTCCACTGTTAGAGAGCTTATTCAGGTTGCGTAATTCAAGCGCCTGAAGAGAAGAAGGAAGCACCAGGCGGGAAAGAGGAGCACCCGAAGCGAAAGTCACACCAGTAATTGAAGTCTTACTGGCGATGAATGTCTCCAGGCGTCCGTTATCCGATAAGTCCAAATTCGTGAAATTAGGTGATTTCAGACCGGACATAGCCAGGTGGCGAAGGTTCTTGCAACCGTTTACCAGGATTGCGTTCAAGGTTGCCTGTGTTTTGGTACAACTGACATCCAGCCACTGAAGTCCACGGCAAGTATTAAGGTTTAATGTCTGCAAGATAGCATGAGAAACATCCGTCAAATCCAGTTTCTTTATCTTGCTAGCGCCATAAATATATTGCGGGTCATTCACTATCAAATCCTGTTTGAACGTAAGTTCAACGATTGAATCTTCACCCTCGGCCAATACAGCCGATTGTGTCGGAGTCCCAGACGTATAACCATAACCGAAATAATACCTCTCCAAAGCCGTGATGCGGAGCTTCCGGTTATCAGTAGAGAATTTATATCCGAAGTAGCACGCAAAAGAATCCTGTCGGTATGTTCCGGCGACATACTGCGCATCGAGCAGAGCAAAACGGTTCTTTATCATAAAAGTTCTGTGAGCGTAACGGCTTCCCTGCATGGCATACAGATAATCATAAAACTTCGTACCCTCAAGCGTTTCAACTCCTTCAATAAGGGGTTTGATATACTTGAACTCCCCGTCTTTATTATAGATTCGCTCACACCAGTTGCCCATCATCTTGACATTGAACATATCCAGAACTTCTTCAGTGCTCATGTTACTACGGATTACTCCGGCAACCTCTATCAGTTTTTCTTTCAATCCGGTACGAACCAATTCCCAAAGGAGACTGTCATGTCCGGCAAAAGCATACGAGCCGATAGAATCATCAAACGTTTCATGAGTGATGGTATAACCGTATTTCAATACGGAATCATTCCGGACACCTAACAAGGTATCCATATCATACGGCAAAATATACCAATGAATACCGTCCCATGTACAGAACATCATGTTCTTTGCCCGGCTGTCGACACCCATGAAGTAATCGGTAATCAGATACCATCCACACAGGAAGTTCACATCGAAGTAATCGGCAACCTCTGCCGCAAATTTTGCAGGATTACCCTTGCAGGATTGCACCCATTCCCACAAACGTTTTACAGCCGCCTTATCTTCCTCGTCCGCATTATCCCATGTCTTGTCCGGTTTGAAACGAAATTCCAGACCGTCAGCGAAGTTTTCGGTGGTTATGTTGGAAGTACCGAAAAGACATAACGGATGGGAATTATTCAGGAACTCAAGACAGATACATTTATTACGATTTTCACCCAAAGTGGCAGCATCGTTGAAACCCTCGATACCCTCGAACCCATAGACTATATGAGAGTCCGATTTCTCATTGTTAAAGTTATATTTCCCGTAGTAGGCATCATTGCAGAACAGGTCGAACGGTTCGCCATCCACACCGATACGAACGTCATACGGTCCGGTGTATGTAGCCTGGGGCGGTGTAAGGAACCCGCATTTGCGCCATACGTCGCAAACCAGACGCACAGCTCCGGTATTATGGGTGGATGAACTGTCGGAAAAGTCAGCCTTGAAACAGAATATGCCGACAGGACGCGCGCCCGGTTTGAAGGAATACGTCAAATCAGGAACGTCAACACCGTTGACTTCAAGGATAGTGCCGTATTTCTCGGAACGTTCGAAGTAAAGCCTATAATTCTTACGGGGATAGGTAGTGGACGATGTACCCTGTATCCGAAGCCCTGCATTACGAAGAATGAAGTCATATTCCTTTCCGTACTTGGAGTAGAAATAAACATCGACGGGGACTTCAAATTTTTTGTTGTTCGTAGCGTTAACCAGGTCAACATCACCCACGATACGCATCACGCTCTTACCTTGGGCGCGTAGTTTTTCAATATCAACATCTGTGCCTTCATCGTTCATCACATCGTTCTTCTGAAACAATGTGACCATTTCTTCAGCAGTCGGGCGGTCTACGAAATAGTTGGTCAGCTCTTCATCATCGGTCAGACCACGTTTGTAAACGCGCAGGTTCTTCAAGTCCACGTCAGCAGCTTCCGAATGGACGGTTATCGTAGCGGCTTCTTCCTGACGGAAACTTTCGGTAGCAGCATACTGTTTGCCACCGCATCTTATCCCGTTGACATACAATTCAAGAAGGCGGTTCTTTGATTTGGGATTAATGACGAAAGCTATTTTCAAATCCAAATCCGAAGCAAACAGGGTGCTCACTTCGGAGCCACCGGAAGCAAGCATTTTCGCTTCCTGGGTTGTAACCTGGAAGCCGATACTGTCCGCCATGCAGGAGAGGATGACACCATTACGGTCTGTCACGTTTGAACACTTCAGTTCAAATTCATAAGTAGCCCCGTTGGTTGTCGCATCGGTGGAAAACGGTTTATAATTGATGTCAATGGATGCGCCATTAGTCAACTTCAACGTATCCCCGGTCCATCCGTTCGATTTCCAGTCAAAGCCCGTGAAACTCGTTTCGACATCCTCATAACTCCACGATGCCGGGTTCCCTTCAGTATTACTACGCCCCGAAGCTATTAGTTTCAAGGTCAGGTCAGCCGTTGTTTCTTCGATATCAATGGATGACTTGGTGACGTCGATACAGAAAGGGTATTCCGTTTCACCACACACGAATTTCATATCAACCTGTTCCTGCTCAGTGAAACGGTTCGAGTACACTTGTACGGTACGGGGGACACTGACGGTCTGGCTTAACTTACCATTCCGGTACACGGTCAGGTCAACAGGCGTCCGTTCCTCGTTGTAAGCAATGAAATCGAATTGCAGTTTCTCATACTGCCCCACTCCAATACGCGGAGCCAAGTGTTCAGTTTCATCAAAAATACGTCCGTCAGGAAAGCGGAACCTGGCTCCCACATGTGGTTTACCCGACCCAGCCTTAAATATATCAAAGTAGATGCTTTCCGACTGGATTGTCAACTCACTGGACGCCTGAAGTTCAGCAATCATCTGCACCGTATGCCGACCGGGAAGAAGCCCGGTCATTGATATACTGAAGCTGCCGTTGGTCTGGCCGGATTTAGTAATAGTTTTACTGTCCTTCTCAACTCCGTCCAGATACATGGTGACAACCTTGTTTGCCGCTCCAGACACTGTAAAAGGAATAGATGCCGTAGAACCGGATTCATAACCTGATATGGGAGAAGCAATATTATAGCTCGACGCCAAAGATAAGGTGATTACCTTGACAGTAGTAAAAGACTGTTTAAAGTCCTTTTTTCCTTCCAAATCAGTCGTCACAGCCTTTATATAAATTTCCGTAGTACCTAATAACAGATATTTAGACAAATCAAGAGAATATACACCGGATGGAACATCATTGATTGTCTGGGAATAGACAGTCTGGGAACCACGGTTCATTGTGATCGTGATGTCAGCCTTTTGCCCCGTAGACATACCTTTGTCATCTCCGGAAGCGTATTGGTGGTCGTATGAATAAGAAAGGACAGCAGAACCGCCTTCTTTTATGATGGGATTGTCAACGGATGAGGTCAGGGCTATTTTAGTTGTAGTGCCCGTTACCTCTCCACCACCGCCTTTTCCGGCCGGTATGGTAAATTCCGTCACATTCTCCCCTGATTTGTTTTTCAACGCGACAGTGACGGTGTTGTCCTCGTTCTCCGTCACATCACTGGTAAACAGTGAACTGCCCTCAATCTCTTTGAATTTGGCGGCAACCGGGGCATTTTGAATGGCGTTTGTAGATTCCTCGTCCAATGTGGCATCCGTTTCCTGTTGTTCTATTTCGAGATTCACCTTGCCCGTTCCATCCGGCACAAGGGTTTCGCCATTCACGGACACTCCCTTTATCGCATCACCGCCGCCATGACGTTCCCAACTGGCAGGAGTAAGGAAAGTGGAGATGTCGGTTCCGGAGAAGCGGTAGTCTTCCCAGGTACCGGATGAAACCTCAAACGTGATGATAAGACCAGGTTTCTTGCCGTCCGGAACGTCGGCTGTCTCCAAAGCCGCGACAGCAGTTGTCAATGTATAGAAGCCGTTTTCTAGAGGATGCTGTTTAGTCACGTCATAGAAGCCGCTACCGGAACCACCGCCACCGCTGTTCTTCAACTTGTCCAACGCCGCCTTATCCTCCGCTGACATGATACCCGCTTTTTCTATAGTTACCATCGGCAAAACAAGTCGCCCACTTTCCACTTTGCCTGTATTCTTATCCTTTATCTGATACTCTATCAAAAAATCGGCAGCCGATATATTTGTAGATAGAGAACCAGGAAGCATAAGAGAAGAAGGAATATTCCCTATCACATCCTCCAAATTCTTACCTCTGTTACCCGGAAAAGCCTCTGTTTCCAATTCACCTAACCCCATAGATTCCGGCAAATTTTCTGACGAAACCTTACCATCCTTATTCAATGGGGCGATACCATTAGGCTCCCCTATTTTCTTATTGATTGCATCAATATCATTTCGCAATTTAGTATCAGCGTCTCCCCGGTCTTTTTGTTCCGTGGTAACTGCCCCCAAAGCATCGCTAACAGATTTCTGCATGCTTGCAAGCAATTCCGGCGACATTACACCCGCTTTCTGAAGAGTGGCGACCGGAACAGACAATTCTTTGTTTACCCGGTTTCCATTCCCATCCAAAGCAGAGAAGACTAACTTTACCGATTTCGCATCAGCCGTAAATTGGAGCGAATCACCGTCTATTGATTCAGACGGGACTATCAACCCCATCTTTTCAATTATGTCAATAAACAACGTACCGACACGCTCCGCTGTGTTTTTAGATTCATCCGTTTCGTCACGAATGACAGCAGCTTGTTTTAATAGTTCCTCCATAATCTTTTTTTAAATTATTAGCGAAGAAACTACTCATCTGTAACAGATAAAAAGACACTAGCGTTTCCGGCTACCCCAGAGCCGGGAACGCATGGAAGTGCTACGCTTGTGGTTTGCTTCCTCAATCTTATCGATAAGCATACCGCAAAATTCCTCTCCATACATATAAGCCATCTGCTCTTTTAATACCATGACCGAAGCAAAATAAGCACGAGAAAACCATTCACGAGGTTTACGAGGTTCGCCCAGAGTCACTTTCCCGGACTTTTGTTTGTGGGCATACTCTTTTTTGCGCTTCAAAGGGTCAAGGAACTCCAAGTTACCGCCATTATTTTTAGAATAGCCACGACCAGTACCGCAATCCTGATAGATGCCGTACTGCAGGAATTTATGCTGTATAGTCGTCAAGTCTGTTCCGGTGGAAAGAGTATTGCCGGTAATATCACTATGAAGTGAAGTCGTATCAACAACATGCAGACGCATGATTTTTTCTCTCCAAATGGTGACCATCATCTTTTCCCACTCCTGCTGATACTTCAGACGATCGGCGGCGGTGGCAGCTGGCCGGTTGTCATTCTTCCCACTCATCTTGATTATACATTATATTAATAGGCTCGGACACTTCGAGCATGAAATAAAGGCCTGTGCAGCCGTTGATGAAATATTCGCCCAGTTCACGGGAATAGACATTCTCCGTATTCAGATAAACGAGTTCATTATTCATGTGTTGTTTATCCCGAAGCAATTTACTGTGCACCTGACGGTACAATTGCCGACAGATATCCAAAGCTACCTGACGGTCTGCCATATCATTGAACTTATACCGCTTCATCAGGAAAATTGTAAAAGTGCGTTTCTTGAAGAAACCACCGGAACGAAACTCCGTCACTCCGTCGTTGGTGTCATCGACAGCGAAGAATGCGGATTGCTTGCGGAATCCCTCAAGCACTTCTTCTAGGGAATTGATGCCGGAACATACACACGGGTGAAAGTTGTGTGCCTTGGCCAGCTTATTTTTATTGCACATCCCTTTAAAATAGGCGATTGCGTCAAACAGATTATTTGCGTCCATACTTCTCATTAAATTCTTTTGTCTCACGTGCCTTCTCATTCAACTCCGTCAAAGCACGCCAACAGTCCATATTTAAAACTTGGTTCTCTTTTGTGATATCACCGCCGGTTAATGCTCTTATCTCCGCATTCATGACCGCTACCATATCCGGCGCTACGGTTCCTGATTCTCCGGAAGATTTAAAGAAATAGGGAAAACAGGCAGAGAAATGATTTTTTAATGAAGCGAACCAAAGGAATACCGAAAGCAATTCACCCTCCGAGAATCGCAAGAACTTCGGATGATTGCCTTTTTGGTCTACATAAAGATTATGCGCCATTTTCTTCAGGAGTTCGGAATTGTTCGTATGGAGGTAACCTTGATAAAGATTCTCAAGATTGATGTATGTCATAAACGGAATACCATGCAAGAGGGTATCAACCGCCTGATATTTGCCGATACGAGCAATACAGACAGGGAAAGGAGACGGCTTGTCTATGAAGTCAAGCACGCGTATAAAAGAATTGATTTGCCAATCTTCGAGAAAGAAACGTATCTTTTTGCCGGACACCTTGACCGAGCACACCCACCCCTGTTCTGTCTTGCGTATTACCCAGATATCCAATAAGCGAATAAATATGTATGTCTTTGCAACAGTCATTTCAAAATTGACCATCACATAACACACATATCTTAATTGTTCCTGGCTCAATTTCGTCCAGGCGTCCGGCAGGGAGAAATTAAGCACATTACCCGAAAAAGTAGCAGGAGTCGTCTTTCTCATTTTTGTAATATTCAAAGTGTTTCACTTTATAAGCCTCACTGTTCCGGTAGACGGGGAATTTATCAATGTCATTCTCCAGCAGATTAGAAGCATTCGCCAATTCTTTTTTAAATGCCGGAAGCTGCTTATTGATATAAAATCCGATCGCTTTGCGGAGCGTCCAAATTAAAAGGGTTTCGTAATCAGACAGAAGGTTTCTCCGTATTTGTGAAATCAGATATACAAGGAACTCCGCAGAAATTGTTCGGGCGATAAGTTCTTCAGCTTCTAAGATAACAGGCCGAAGAGCATACAGGTCGGAGCGATGTGCATCCGGTTTGCCAGCATAATCCCGTAGCTGGTGGGCGGTGTAAAACAATGAGTCCACAGTAAGCCGGGCGGAAGCCGAATCCATCCAATCCTTATTACCGATGAGCGAAGAGATAATCCGGTCTAATGCATCATCGGCACATTGTTGAACCAGCTTCCGGAGAGCTTCGACACGATCTCGCGAGGCCGGAGAGACATTTTGATTGTTGACCACTCCAAACCCTGTGGATGTCAGAACCAAATCTAGCTGGGGAATAGCGTTATAAAATGTATTCATACAAATGAAACGTTCGGCATCGAGCGTTAACCCGTCCGGAAGAGAATTGATATCCATCCCCCTGAAAACGGTATATTGCAGGCTTTGCGTCGATATCGCTAATGCATCTTGTAAGGAATCGAATACGTCAGCCGTGGAATTTGTACCGGCCAACACTATTTTTTCAAACTTGTCTTTATCAATCTTGATCATCTTTGTCTTTATTAGAAATGTTAGCACTCTTTTCTTTTGCATCGGTGTTCTGATCCAATGTGGTAAGAAGAATCATCGGAACATCCGGATAAACCTTATCTCCCCACCCATTATAATGTATCACGACATTATGAGGTGCATACATCAAGTCATGAAATGCAATCTCAAGGGATTGCTTGAGCGTAAAGAGCTCGCGCTTATCGGAACCGGAGTTGTTGGATTGAGATTTTCCGGGCGTCGCTCCTACCAGATTCGGATGGATGTTATCACCGTAACAAGTGATATTGGAAGCCTCTTGAATATCTTCTGACCAGTCGCCGCCCTCTTTGCCGGTATCAATGAGGTTAATCCGAACCATGCGGGTTTCTTTACCGTTCGGGTCCAGATAGTAACCCGTTATCCAGACTTTGCCGGAGTTCTCGATTCCGGAGACGAAATTCTTGATGTTCTCTTTCTCCTTTTTGATTCGCTCAAGTTGCTTGACCGGATCGGTCAGGTCCTCTTCTTCGCAGATGTTCATCCAATAGTCTTTATGAACTTCAACCTGATATTTGACCGAAGCATGATTCTTCAGTTTCGCTTTTTTGCCCTTGCCGATAAGCCGCTTAATATCGAACCAATCACCGCGAAAGATAGCCGTATAATATGGAATAGGATAATACTGAAATCCCGGCGTCGGGAATCGAACCAGAATTGCGAACTTGCGCTGATTGGTCCGGACTCTCTTGCGACCATCCCGCCCCGGCTCACGTCCCATCTGGACTTCCAAATCACCCAACGGGTCTTTTTCGTCAAGAAGCTGGATGCACTCCATATCCTTTTCTTGAAGTGCCGATTTCCGGAAATTGGCATAAAAGACATGGCGTATCCGTCCTTTGTCGTCGGCCTTTTCAAAGCGGCAGTAGCAGGCTTCTTTGTGCCTTAGTTTGACTATCTTATCCCCTTTTTTATTAAGGATGATAACTGAGACACAAAAAAAGAAGTATTTCATATCCGTAGATTGCTCAAGCATAAAGGAAGGAAGGTTATTATGCAGCAACCATTTCTTTATATCTTTGTCAGTGGTCGGCTTCTCCGTCTCGATATCCATATACTTCTGCCCTGCTCCGTAGCAAGTGAGCACATTGAACAATTTGTTTTGGCTCATGACTTCATCAACCCCTATCAACTTGATAATCTCAAAGGGCAATTTATCATCCGGACCAAAAGATACGTATTTGTATTTGCGGGGTCCTACCACCGGTATAACATTCACATTCTCGCCATCTTCATCGAAGATATCCGCACTATCCGTTACTGTCTCCATCGACGCCTGTACGTTCGATCCAGGTATCGTAAAAATTTCACCCGGCATATAATCTGCCTCATTTACATTCATCATAAGTATATTGTCATTGAATTGATTTCAAACATGGTAATGTCCCTGAATTCTCTTATCAGCTTTGAATTGGGAAGAATAATCCGGTGTGTACCTCCACGCCAATGGGAACCAATGCAACGGACTCCCTTATACTCAATGATATCACCGGTGCTAAGTTTCCACACCCGGATATTACAAGGCTGCCCGGACTCAAGCAGCCGCATGGCATCGTTTCTATGAATTGCTCTTATCATATTACTCAAAAGTTTTATCAAAGGTTGAATCAAATGTTTTTGCCGGACGAATCACTTTCAGAATATTCTGATTTCGTTTGGCCAAACGATATGTTATCTGGAAGCTGTAAAGTGAATCCAGGTCATTGGTACGTTTTAATTCTGAATCAGTGATGGTAATTTGACGACCTATCTCACCTTTCTCGATCAAATAGGCCTCGGTAGATCGTGCCAGTTCATCAACTAGACATACCATCGTTTCCGAAATCACTCCGGTATTGGCCTTCACTACCCTATTTTCTTCTATATAGTAGTTGCGATATTCCCCATCGACATAGGCTGCACTCCTGGACATTTCCGGAGCATCCTCTTTGGTCCCTGTGAAATAAAGCGTTTCGAGCAGACCAAACGAATTTTTAAAAGCGATATCCGGTTCTGAATCGTAGCGATTGTTGATACAAAATGTTTGTATCCTATTGCCCACTTCAACCTTATAGGCTACAAGCGTCAGCCCTTTTTGAACGAAATTGTGAGGAGATACATCAAGAGTTACGATTTGGAGATTAGTATCATTTAGCATTATATCCTGTTCAAAAATATGGGATGTACGCTTTATCTCATTATCCACATATTCAGCATATATCTTGTATTGTATCCTATCATCTCCGGATACGAAATCTCCATCAATAGTCGCAAAATGGAGATATTCTTTTTGTCCTAAAGCAGTAACCTTGTCACCCATCAGCGTCGAGAGGAAGAAACGATTGATAAAATCACTTGCAGAGATATCCACGTCTGCTTTACAATACAAAGCTGTGAAAGACATTTTCGATTGATCCAGAAAACTATTAGTATCTGAAGTAGCTGTTATATTTATTTCAAAATTGGAAATTAGTTTATCCTGTAAATAAGGCTCTATTAATGAAGATAGTTCATGGATTACTATCTCATTATTCGCATCGGGAAGATAGTTTTCGGATAATATAGTATCAACCCCGTGCCTTAGCTCAAATTTTGCAGAATACCCAACTCTTGTCCCAACCATAGAAAAAGAAATACGATTTAAAGCGGATGAGAAGGAAAAATCTTTTATTCTTTCCTTTATTACAAGAGCAGGGGTAACGTAATCTACATTAAATACTTTAGTAAAACCTCCGGTGTTTGTAGATGTAATATATAACGTAAATTCACGTTTTCCCGATTTCACATAAGGTTCAAGAATACGCCCTACATCTTCAATCTTTGCCGGATGTAGAGTGAATTCCTGCCTGTACACTTCCACTTTATCACCATTCGTATCCAGATAGCTTATTACAGCCGTAGAAGTCGGATTGATAGATAAGGTTACAGAATATACCAGATCATACATTTCATAAGAATAGAAAAAATCCGGTATATCCTGTGTCACTACTATTTTGGGCCATGCAATAGTCATAATCCTTTTTTGATTTCAAAAATATCGCTAGGACCTGAAGCATAAAAAGACAGAGGCGCAGCGTCTCACGACGTTACACCTCTTACCTATCTAACCAAAAAAAATGTAGAAATATTCTATTTACGGAGCATCATCCATTTAGGCAATAAATCTTCGTCTACTTTGACCTTATATCCCGTATCACGCATCACGGATGATATTTGGTTTAAACTGATTTCCACCATATCCGCCAAATCATCTTGAATGGCTTGAGTAGATTTAAGTATTATGTTATCTTCATTGCCATCGGCAGGAAGAAAGGACATTAAATACTGAAGCAGTACATCTTCTTCAACGCTCACCCGCTCCTGGTTATTCTTCTTCATGCTCCACCTCCTTTCTGTCTCTTAAAGCCATTGCAATCAAGCTTTGCAACTCTTCCAGTTCCTCACGCGAGGCGCAGAAAGAGCCTTGTCCTACCTTAAGGACAGTAAAGTCCTCAAATTCACGTCTGTCACCTGTATAACAGACAACCTTTTCCACACGAAATGCCGGGGTTCTCATTTTATTACTCCTTTCATACTCTCGCTATATTGGTAGATAGAACGTACTCTCACAATATCCAAAGAAAATACCGTGTCCGGACATCCACATTTATCTACTGAAGCACTAACACGAAAGCTAGTACCATCCAAGTTCCCGGCACTGAAACGGATTGGTTTCAGTTTCGGATGCTGCGCATTGATTTCTTCTGTTTTTAAACGAAGCTCTTCTACAAGTGCATCCCGTGATATTTCATCAGGGATGAGCACTCTTTCAAATTTCACAACGTAATCAATGAATTTCTTCCATGCCCGATTTTTCGGAGCATAGGTGCTCAAATGCTGTACAAAGAATCTCATTTTTGACCTCCTTTCTCGTTAAAAGTAAAGTTCAATGTTCCATGATCCTCAATATAAATCACGAGACCATTATTACCCTTACGAACCGGAAGCGATTCAGCACCTTCAGCAATTTCAAAAATGAAATTAGAAAAAAACTTTTGCAGTTTCTCAACAGATACATTGCGTCTGTCAGCGCGTTTGTTTTTGTTACTCATACTATCATGATTGTTTTAGCATTTTAGGCAATTTTCTAAAAAAGAACGGTTGCCATTTCCCGAGTTCGCTAAAACAATCATGATAGTTCACTCCGAAGAGCAGAAATCACGTGGGAAAGGCAACCGCCTATATCAATAATAAGGGCATAAAAAAAGCCCATCGAAGTTCGTTGAGCACTTAACCGCTGCGTCTAACGTAGTGAACAAATCACCATGATTGTTTTAGCACTGCAAATATGGAGATAAAATTTGAAAGTGCAAAAAGAAAAGAGAATTTATTTGTATTTTAAATCATTCTCCTTTAATTAACACATCATATGCCAGCAATATATCTTTGATGCCATTTACTTCAGCAGGAGAAAGGTTCCTTGTTTTGGTATATTTACCAGATAACCTCATTTTAATAGTTTTCCCTTTTACCATGTCTTTTAAATAAGACAATAAGCCATTATCTACTGGTACATCAATCCATTCCCAAACACCGCCGCTTCCATTATCAGATTCTTTATTCTCATATTTATCAAAAGATATTTCCCTTGTATTGCCATCATAAGATAAATAAGCTTCCTCAAAGAAAATCCAATTATCGCCATTATACGACATTTTAAGGCGCAACCATATTTCATTATCTTTTTTCCCTATATAAATAGATGTTCTATTGGTGTTGTTATAATGGGTAAAATATGGATTATAATACCATGTTATATTAGATACATCATCATGTTTTTTTCTCAATTTAGAAACAATCGACATTCTCTGTTTCTTTTTCTCTTCCTGTTTTTTTTGCAATCTCGAAACAGCCAACAACCTTTGTTTCTCTTCTTCTGCCTGTTTCTTCAGATGAGTAGTAAACAAACGTTCACGCATTACTTTTACTTCTCCGAGTTCTTTGGACTCTGGATGATACTGCTGAAGTTTTGCGAGAATATCATCCAAAGCATTCAAGTTATCTTCCTCAAACAATGTTTCTGCGTTAGCGTGTAATTTTGATGGAGAAAACCGATAGCTATTCAGTTCTTTTGTGAGCATACTCAAAGAGTCAACAAGTTTTGCATTATTCTTTTCTAAATTCTCTTTTTCTGTCAGTAACTTATTATATTGGCTATTACTTTTGCCACAAGAACATAATAAGATGCATAACAGCAACATACTAAATAAAACATTTTTCATAATACTTTCTACATTTTTCGGCAAAGATATAAAAAAGACTTCCAACACATGGAGATAATATTTGAAAGTGCAAAAGAAAAACACTATTTTTGCAGAAAAATAAATGCCATGATATTCGACGAAGAGACATACAGAGATATTCTAGAGATAAAAAAGAAAAGTGCATACCAATCCAAAATCATTTTCATATTAGTTTGCATCATTTTTGCATTGCAAGTACTTATCTTCATCTTGACATCAAAGATGTTAACAGTCCTAGAATTAGCGTTAAAGCAGCTATCATAAATGTCCACTTATTCCATTGATACTGATTAAGTTCTCTTCTTATTTTATCTTTTAGTTTTTTATCCTTATCAATCAAGAACTCTTTATATCCTATCTTTATGCAATAAAAAAAGGCTTCCAACCCGTGGAAGCCCCTTTACTTGTCAAAGAGATAGCCTCATGTCAATGAAGCCAAAGAAGGAATATCGGGATTCCTCCAAATGTGTTACTTTACTTGATGTTTAATATGGTTTCCGATAATTTATTTTTTATATCATTCAAGGCAAACTTTAAAATCTCCAACTCACTTTCCGTAAAAGCACAAGGTTTACCATTGACTATATTTCCATTAATACGTTGCGCCAACCAACTACGATCTTTTTGAAAATAGTGTTGAGCAATATAAGATAATGATAGAACATCGCATAAGTCTCCCATTCCGGTACGAACATCAACATCCGTTCGTTTCCTACGTTCCCGCACCTCTCGCATTGCCTCACGTAATATACGTCCGGCTTCTCTCCGTTCCTCAAGCGGGATTTCCGCATTCAGCTCCTGCCATATCTTATCAAATTCCTCGCTTCCTTCTTTCGTCCGTAACAGGTAAAATTTAGAAACCAAGCCTCTGATTTTATCTTCTATCTGTTTATCCATATCCTTCTTTTATAATTAAACAAAGAAATGTCGATAAGGTTGATGAAAGGGAACCTCAAATGAGGTTCCCAAACTTTCATTCTTCTCTAAGTTCATCAGCAATCATAACGATTACACTGAATAACTCATCGTAGAATTCCGATTCTGAAAAAATAGTTCCATCATCTAGAATTTGTTTTTCATATCGGATGAGGAATCTTAAATGATCAAGCATTTCCTCACGGTCATTTAGACCTTCAACCTTATCAAACATCTCTGTGTCGTAACACACTGCAAATATAATAACGTTTTGTTTATTACGCAATAAACAAAACGTTATTTTTCATCATTCGCACTAGGTATTAACTTTAATTAAGAATCGCAATTCTATTGCGTCAAACAACCGCCGATTTGAGGCGCCCCCTCCGTGGTTGAAGGAACGGAATAAAAATCAATCTACCTATTTTTGGGTCCCATCCCGTTTTGCGAGTGTGCGAGCAAAACGGGATGGGATGCCCCGCATCCCTCCCTCCCCCCTATAAAAGCCCTTCATCCGAAAAGCTATAAAACGCTTTATTCGCTATAATTACATGGTCTATTAAATTGAGATTCAAAACGTTTCCCGCTTTCCTTATTTCTTCCGTTAAATTCTTATCCTGCATACTGGGACGATTATTTCCACTCGGATGGTTATGTACTACAGCAAAACGAGTAGCACCCGACTCAATCAATACCCGTATCAACAAACGAATATCCACGGGGGCAAAATCAAGACCGCCAACAGACAAACGCACTTTCTTTATCACTTTCGATGCGTTATTTATCGCTATCACCCAAAATTCTTCGTTCTGAATTTGCCCTATCAATGGTTGCATAAGGTCAAAAATATCTTTGCTCATACTTATTGTTCTACGCTCTGCTTGCGTAGATTGCTGCCTCTTATACATTTCGACCGCTGCAATAGCAACTTTCTTTCGTCCAGGTGTCAAAGATGCAAACAAATCATCCAAATTCATAGTATCAATGTCTTTCTCAAAGTTACTCACTAACTGGCGGCTATTGGATAATTCATACATCAATTCACTATCACTCATATACCTGCAATCATTGTCAAATAAAGTTTCCATAATCATTTTATTTTAAAATTGTTTTACCTAAAAAATATCCTCCTAAAACTATTGCACCAAGATTTTCCAAAGCACACGCAAAACGTGCGTAGCTTGTACCCTGTGTGAGAATGTCATCAAAAATAAGTATCCTCTTTCCTTTAAAAAATTGCTTATCAAAAATGATAATTTCCGCATCCTGCACCGTCTTACTGCCTTTAGATTCATGTATCGCCAATCTTCCCCCCTCTATCGTAATAGCCGGATACGCATTTTTACATCCTGTAAGGCGTGCAACCTCTTCCGTGAAAGATTTGTAGCGAAGTGAATTTTTATCCGAGGAACTGGCAGGAATACACGCCAATGTCACATCTTCACAGTGCGAACCAAATTGCTCCCTCATCTTTTTTGCAATGAGTTCCGCCACTGATTCACTACGCTTGCCGTCTTTAAAATCCCATATCATCTTTCTAATTGCCCATTCTCGTTTGTTTGCTTCGTATTTAGTGGGTAAATAATCGAAGAATGAAAACATAAACTTTGCCCATTGGCTTTTCCATGATTTTGGGACGTTGCTTTCTACTGTCATAGCTGCTTAATTTTGATTGTTTTTATTATCTTATTTATCATATTTTCTATATACAAATATAGCTATTTTTCGTTGAAAAATAAAACATAAATACCTGATTACAAACACTATACAAATACATACAAAATAAAAACAAACAGAAATAACTCTTACATTACCCAACAGGAAGAAAAAAAACTTTCGTAGGAAAAAAGTACCTTTGAGAAATAACGTCCAACAGAAGCAAGCGCAGAAATCAAAAAACTTTCATACCATAAACAGACGTTAATAATAACAAACGTAAATTGCTATAAAATAAGCAATTACCGATAAAAATGCCCTAAAATTGCAGCACAAAATTTCATTTTTCCAGCCCTCAAAAAGTTAAGAATCTGACACACAACACACTAACACAGCGCAGCCCGCACTTTCGTGCGGAACTGGCGAAGCCTACCCCCCACCGCGCTATGCAAAAATCTCATTACCGCTCTCTTTTTCAGCGGAATATGTAACAAATCCTTACTTTCTCGGGCGGTACGCGGCAATCGTGCGAAAAAATAAAGCCGACACCCGCTATTCACGGATGACGGCAAAGAGAAAAGGTAATTACCAAAGAAACTACATAGAAGAAGTAACGAATAGATTGAAGTGCTGCCGCAGGAACTTCTCGCAACCAATAGCTAAGGTATCGAATGCATCAGAACCATCCGTGCGCCCCTCCAGCTTATCATCTTCTGTCTCTGCCAGCTTCTCGCCCCGCTTATCCTTACCACCATTGTACACGCCCGCAGTCTGAATAGACAGCAACAGGTCCTCATTGTTCTGCTCATTGAACATAGGAATTAAAGTAGCACGCCCAGCAAACATACGATTGATAAGAAGATGCTTTTCAATGTGATTCATAGGCTTACCGATATACACCTCCTGCACATCCCAACCCCGCTTCTTGAACTCATGAATAATCACCCACCGGAAGTCCTGGTCATTAACTGCATAGTTACTACCCAAAGCAGTGCTATCGTAATAGAACACAACCTTCTTACGCTTGTGATGGCGATAGTACTTGCAGAAGTCATCAATCAGTTCCGGAAGCTTACGCTCATACTTCACGAAGAAAGACTTGAGGACCCTTAGCTTATTGCCTTGAGGTTGGCCGGCTACCAGCCAGTTGATATTTGCATTGTAGTCAAATGCAATGCAGATAGGCTCACCGGATTCAACGTCGGCATCAGCTAAGGAGGTGGGTTCTTGCAGCTTGTCAAACTTATACTCAAGACTATCCAGATAGGAAAAGTTAGATGCTGCATACTTATGGTGTTGGCGCATGGAAGAATAGAATCCATCACGTGTGATACCTATCCGCTTGCACAGGATAGAGGTAAGGAAAGTAAGAGGCGGCAGGTCACGCTTCATATCATTCACCCACTTTTCGCCAAGCACCTGCATGTTCCAGATGCTTGAGTATTCTTTGTACATTACAGCGACAGAGCGTAGCCGACAGAGGTCACGATTCAAAGTGCGAAGATAGGAACGCAGATACGCAGGCACGGTCTTGCCGGCTGCCACCATTTCTTTAACCTTATTCTTTGTTTTCCAGATTTCAAAGATTGTGCCCTGGATAACTTCAATCAGTTCCGGGTCACACTTCTTTTCGTAGTCCAGGAACCAAGAACCTTTTTTTGTCACCGGCATATCGGATGTGATCAGCTTGGAGTGATGGAAGAAGTGCTGTCCGAAATACTGTTTGTTACCACGATTAGCCGGGAGCGTTTCATCCTTTAGCTGTTCGAAGTCAATAAACTTTGCTTCATCAATATCCAACGCATCATACGAATGCGAGTTGGAAGTACCGCTCCGGTCCTGGGAGATGATGTAGCCAATCGAGCCATTATACATAGAGATGATATTCTCCCAGTTATCCGGCTCGAAAATTGGCTCTCCCCACCCCCACGATTTAGGAGGCTTCTTGCCGACACACCAATGCAAGTCACGTTTGTACCCCCAATTCTCCCAATGAATGAGCATTGATGGAAGCGTATTGGTAAGAACACGTTTGCAGTTAGCTCCGACAAATCCGGTAATAGAACCGGGCATACGCTGAAAGTTCCGGAGATTCCAGGCAGCATGAATCAACCCCTTGCCAATACCACGACCACCAACAATTACGCTGTCCTTAGCGCCCGTATACATCACTTCTTGTTGCGGGTCATTAAAGTACTGTTTCATCGCTCTTCGGTTTAGTGTTAAAGATTTCATCTTCATTGAACTCGACCTCTTCAAACTCAACATCCTCAATATCTTCAGACCAATACTGCTGAATCTTGGATTTGATTTTCTCACGGACATTAGGAATCGCTTTGATGCCTAACACGCTGGGGTCATCGGTCGGCTCGAAAGGCTGGACTACAATCTTATCATAACCTTTATCCAGGATATCCTCTTTATCGAGTTGTGTGTACTTGCCGTAATAGTTGGCAGCGGCTCCCATCGCACGGGCATCTTTTGTTCGCTTGGCCATATCAAAAGTCTCATCAATCATCTGGCAGAACTTGTAGCGGTGATAATCCTTTGTCGTCTTGGCAAGATCACCCAAGAGACGTTTGATAATCCGGATATCTTCATAGGCGGTGGACTTGCTGACCTTGTAGCGTAGTTCCAGCTCACTGACAATCTCCAAATCCTTTTTGCGGGGGAACTGCAACCAAAAATTATACATATCACGCAACCGGAGTAATCTTTGTTGAATCACTTCGGGGACACCATCAGTCGTCATCTCATTCACATCAGCAAAGAGATATCTTGAACACATATCAATAGTAGCGGGTACAGGCATATTATAAATCTTCGTCGGAATCCATGTTCAACAAATAGCCATTTGTAAGCTGCACAGCTAAGGGGCTGCCTACGTTGGCCAATTCAATCTCTTGTTTACGTAATCTCAGTGCGGTAGTTGCCTTAGCATGATGATACGCACGGGAAACAGGCGTTGCCCGATTACGGATATCGAGGCGCAGTTCATCAATATCGACATCGAGCAACACTGCCATATCAGACAGCGGAGTCAAGCATTCTGCAAGCTCCTTAATTGTCTCAAGTTGTTGGGTTGAATAATCCATCGAGTTGAATAGCTTTAGTGTTCGCAATCTCCGAGAACCGGTCCTGCAAATCAAGGAATATACGCGGGTCAGTCGTTATCATGCCGGATTCTGTCCGATTACCCCGTGTCTGATTCTGAGATGTACATATTGACACCATCCATTTGGAGTTCCGGATAAGAATTACCTTAGAATGGTTCTCCGCCAGGAACACATCATCGAAGACATTGGAGATAAACGTATAAAGATTGATTGTTTTGCGAGATGCCTTCAGGTCGGTTAACATGGTTGCCCTGGTAATTAATCCTTTTTGACGGAGTTTGAAAATTCTCCGGAGAAATTCTTCAGAAGTAGAAAAGGTAGATATGTAGATTTCAGCAGGACCGGTCTCGGAAAGGATTTTCTCTATGATATCAAACAATTGTATCCGATTATCCAGGTACGCCTGAAGCGGCGTACCGGATAACGGTTTTATTATCTGATTGACCAGCTTCATTTCACCTTCAAACCTAGTGCAGCCAACTCATTAACCTGCTCGGCTTCGATAGCATTTCCGGTTGAGATAAGATAGTCGTAGCGCTCTTGTACTTTAGCCAGTAACGCCAGATACTTCTTTGCGTCGGAATCCTTGAAGTCAGCCAACTTCTTTTTATTGTCTGAAAGATATTTGCGCGCTGCGCCCACTTTTTTTGCGATGGTAGCCGGATCATCTTCGACCTTATCCTGTTTCTCGTCCTCACCAGATGCAGTACCGGGGACGAAGGAATCGTAAGCCTGCATATTGGCGCGATATCGCTTCTCCGATTCGTCCAGCTGCTTGAGATATTCGTAACGGTCGCAAGCGGTTGCGTGTTCCATCGCTTTCAATTGTTCAAACAGTTCCTTGATGCGATACCATAATTCTGCATTTTCTTCCCACAACAACCGGATTTCTTCAGGAAGAGTGTCATGATCGGCACGCTTACCTTTTGCTATCTTCGCCTCCTGGGGAGTATCTTCATCGGTAGATATTATCGGAGCACCTTCATCCAAAACTAGCTGTGCGGCCGGAAGTACGGTTTGATTCATCCGCACCACATCCTTAACAGTCTGGCGGTCCAGCCGGATTTGAAGGTGTTTTCGGAGTTCATACGCTACCTTATCAGCAAAAGAATCCGGCTTGCGGATTACCTTTTGAAAAAAGAGTTGATTACGATTGAGGGAAAGAAGCATTGTTGCACCATCCACAATATTACGTTCACCAGGCGATTGATTCAAATATGCCTGAATTTTTTCTGTCAATTTATCATCCATAGTTTTAATAAATAAAAGGTGGTGGCATAGACCAGCCACGCCACCACCAACCAACTAACTAATTTAAAAAGCAAATCAGACTTCGGGTTCAACCCATGCCGAACCATCAGCACCGGAGATATCACCGTCTTCAGTTTCTATTTTACCCGGATAGAATGGAGCCGGGCAAACGTCCGGAGCTTCAATTTCAAGGGTTGTGCCCGCCTCTCCCGTATATCCTTCGCCTAGTGCTTGAGACACCTTAGTGTCTACATCGAACTCGTCAGAACCCATAACACGGAACTTCTTGTTGCGTTGCTGCACCAAGTAAACAAGATTATCAATGTTCGCCTGACGGGCGAATCCGGTTGCTTCTTCGTCGGTTCCGGCATGCTTGAGCGTAGATTTGTTTAATGCTATCCTGCTCGGCTTATCACCTTGAGACTCGGAAGTGACATTTGACTTCGTATCCAGCGAATCCAGAGAACGCCACTTCTCATCAGCCGCCAAGACAAAATCTCCCTTGTAGGTAGCCAATTCCGCCATACTTTTCGCATCCTTGATTTTAGGAAGCACGGGCCATTTAAGAATTTTTGATTTCGGGATAAAATAAACACGCTGCTTGATGCCTGGAAGAGTGGTCTGCCCGTCACACCAATTTAAAGATTCATACAAACTTGAGTTATCACAAATATTTGCCATATTTTACCTCCTTTCTTAGACAGCAGCCACGCCATCAATCCCGGCAACTAACAATCGCTCTTTGGAAATGGACTCGAATTCCACACCGAAAAACATGGTAGCAATGAACTGAAGGACGAACGCTTTGAAACGTGCAATTTCGATTTTTTCTTCTTCTCCCATCTGGTTAACTCCAACCAACAGGTTACGTTTAGGGGTCAAATGAATGAAGGGGCTGTTACGCTTGTTTGACATCGGAATGATGTGAATGTTGTCAAAGCCTTCAACAGTCAATTGTTTGAACTGCGTATTGTAAGGAATTGCACCAACTGTCATCTGATAGTCGTCACAATAGTCATGAAACACGTGCTTAGGAACAATCAATTGTAGGTTTTCTTCGTCTGTCAGCATTTCATCTGCCTGACGGCAGATTGTCTTCAGGACATCTACAGCATTAGTCTTGTCGATAGCTTCAATCGTGATGAAGTTACCCAGGTCGGCCGACAGATTATTTGCATCGAGTTCTCTCTTTGTGATGGTATCGAAGCCGTTGAATAGATCCTTAGATTTATCTCCGGCATCATTTCTCACTGCATTCCAAAGTACGCGATTAATATTCTTACCCAACTGAGCAGCAAGGAAAGCAACAACTTGGTGGGTAATCTCCGTATTCTTCAATCCCTCGCCTTTGGTAATGTCCGATCCCCACATAGATTGATAGATTTTATTCGGAGAGAAATTACGAACTACTGAACCGAAGTACGTGTACAAAGTTCTTGGATTAACGATTACTTCTTCATTATCTTCACGTGTCTCAGAGTAAGGTCCGAATTCAATATCACCCGATAATTCTCCTACGGTTTCCGCATAACGGATACCCGGTCTAAGACTCATGTAGTCTAAAGAGCTTGATAATGCCAATACAGGCATTTTCAAGAGCTCTTTACGCAATCTGCGAGCACTCTTCTGGAGTTCCTCGCTAGTCAAATTAACACCAACTGGTAAAACTGCCATTATAAATAGTTTTTAATATGGTTATACATCTCTTGAGCAGACTCACCGGACTTGCCGGAGCCTTCTCCACCTTCAATATGAGTAGTATCATCACCTGCATTGTCTTGCAGATTTTGAATCTCTTCATCTTTTTTATCAATAAGATCCTGCTTATCGGAAACCTCCTGCTCCAAAGCATTCATCCTGTCATTGATTTGTTTCACCTGGTCCTCAGTAAAAGCTACCTTACCGGAACCGTCAAATGACAATCCCTCGAGATTCAGGATTGCATTAATTTTCAAATAGTCTTTTTTCATTGTTATAACATTGTTGTTGTCTGAATTAGAGGGGGATGACACATTGCCTTTAAACGAAGAAATGAAACGATCCAATTTGGCGGATAAGTTATGCAGCAATCCGGTAGAATCCTCCCGGTCATCAGGTAATGGAAGTGCCGGAAAGCCAAGCATATTCAACTTCTCGGTAACGGTGGAAAAATCAAATTTCTCATCATCTTCTTCGATGATTTCATCAATAAAGCCATTTTCAAGAGCTTCTTTAGCCGTCATCCATCTACCCGCTTTGAGGATATCCAAGATGTCCTCTACTTTTTTCTTGCAACGATCAGCATACAAAGTAGCAAGAACCTGGTCGTATTTATCATTTTCAGCCTTATTCTCTCTCAGCTGTTCAATCAAAGCTTGCATCTGGTCTGCATTGTAATTGCCCAAGGCGTCAATGTGGTTGCTGACCTTATGCACCATAAACATGGAATACTTCGATGCATAAATTTTCTTGGCTCCAAGGGCTACAATAGTCGCCGAACTGGCTACACAGCCATACAGATAGGCGGTAACATCGCCGTGGTCGATGAACTGCTGACGGATATCCAACCCGTCAGCAACCGAACCGCCCAGCGATGAAATACGAACATTGACGGGCTTACCTTTTAAGCCTGCCAACTGATTACGAACATATTGTTGGGAGTATCCCCAACGTCCGATAATATCGTCAATGTTGAGATTATACGTCATATCGCAAATTTTTTATTGCAATATTACGCCTATACCTTATTTAATAAAAAGACCTTAATCTAACTGCAAAAGCATAGGAATTGTATTAGAATAGGTTACGGTCATGGTAGAACCGCACCTGGTTGATGGAGAATTTGGATAATTTTCGTTGAAAGTAACAATCGGATACGGTCGTTTATCAGTTCCGATTAAAAAACGTTGTCCGGAGACGGTCGTCACCCGGAAACACAACTTTTTATTCCCGACTTCAAATCCTTCAGGAAGAAGTGCAGTTAACTTGGAGGTATAGATACGTACCTTATTCTCTATTTTTTCACTTTTTTCGACAGAAGAGAGCCCAACCGTATTTAACACCGAAAACGGACGGTACACCTGAAGAAGAATCGAATTATCATTGATGATTGTAGAATTAACCAAATGTCTGGCTTCAATCACCTCTACCTTTTTAATTTGCTTGAGTACACTATACATGATTGTTCGGAGTTGTTCGGGGTTGTTTAAAATAGGCGTCCTTATCCTCTCGTATTCTAGTTAAAGAATTTAAAAAAATGCCTTTCTTACTATAAGCGTTCCGAATGCGGTAGTATTTCTGCCGTACAGTCTCCACATAGTCATCATCTATACCATGAAGCTCACACCAAGCAGCGATCATCTTATTCAATCCAACGGAACTATCAATCATATCTCCAAGTTCCGCCCACATATTACGGCGGAACAAATCTTCGATTGCTTCAATTACCGCCTCTTTAGCACGAGGCCCCAGGTAATTATAAGTTGCGGGGTCTTTAGCTTTAGAGTCCGGTATAACAATAGCCGTGGCTCCCTCAAATGCCATTTCCGGTTGTCGACCGGGAGGAAGCTTTTGAATGAAGCGTCGAATGACAGAGTTCTCGTTGCTTTGCGACGGGAAACGTACAGGATGCCCCAAAGAATGGGTCAGCCATTGGGAGAGATATTTCTCCAGCTTTATGTAAACAACAAAATCTTTCATGCCCAGAGAGTTATTTATATCACAAAAGTAACATATATATCACTCCAAAACAAACACCTATTTATTGCACTACACCTTCTACACTTTCTACAACCATCAAACCGACTAATAATCAACGAATTACGAAAAAAACAGGTTTTCTACATTTGTAGAAATTGCAGTGATTTGTAGAAAAGAGAAGCATTTTCTTGTATTTGTAGAAATTTGTAGAACTATATAGAAGCTTTTTTATATATATAACTATCTGATTTATAGACTTGTAGAAAGTGTAGAAGATGTAGAAGACAAAATCATCCCAAACTAAACGGTGTGCTTATGGAGGGGGATATGAAAAAAGGGTGCATCCGCTTCACAGCGTCTACACCCTTGACAATGATATTTGGTAGGATTAAAAATTAAAATTGCTTTGTTGCGGAGGATTAACAGTTTGTTCCTCAGTCTTTTGAAAGTCGTTATCAATTCCCGCATCAACCTCCAAGTTGATATTATAGGCATTCATGATCATTTCATAATCAAAACACATGGCTTGCTCTACCATAGTGGTCTTTTTGAATTCTTCTTTGCCATCAGTTTCTACCCGTGCAGTTACTTCCTGGCCTCTCTGAATATTCTTAAAGCGAACGGAGTTCTTTTTCCCCATATACTCTTTGGAATTCTCCAAGTAGTATTTTAAAGATTCGGTCGGTAGTGCCGAATCACCCACCTGTTTAGCGAATTTTTTATAGAGCATAAAGATACGGTTCTTCCGCATCAAAAGGATAGGACGTGGTCTGACAAACTCCATTTCAGTTCTCACAACGTCGGATTTGAACTTCTTCATGTATTCAATCCGGTAATCAGATTCATTGAAAATCTCCCCATCTTGCAGAAGATAGGAAACAACATTCCAAAAATTGGCCAACTCATTATTACTTTTACATTCCTGGTTCTGCCTTATAATTCCGGTCACTACGATATCCAACATTTCTTTATAAGAGAAAGGAACATCTATTACCGCCTCTAATGTGTGGAACGCAGCTAGCGGTATCACCCAGTTCCTTTGAATACGGTCCTCTATTTTTTCATTTTTCAACCTATCATTAAGGTCATTCATACATTGTTTATAATTGCTTAGAAACTCGGTTTCCATTTTAGCCCGGTATCTTAATAACTGCAAGGTCAAATGGGAAAGCCCCATATCTCGAATTGCCTTACATTCGTCGAATGCTCTTTTCTCGTCGTTTGAGAACTCTGTTTTATTAAATGTGAGGTAGACCAACCGAGAAAACAAAGCGATATCAATAGTAGTCATTTCCTGACCGGATAAGATAACTCCGCAATCGACGCTCGTTATCTCTCTCTTTTTATCGCGGTCCATATTCATACGGCTACGTCCAGCGCCATCCCACAGACCTTTCAGAAACTCACGTTTATCAATATCTATCGTGTTTTTATATTCATCAATGTGCACCAATGCGTTGGCACATTGTGCAACCAAGTCACCCATGGCGGCAATGGTTGCATTCTGAATATTGGGCGGAGTATTCTTGATGATGAAGAATGACATTAAGGAATGTCCCATCTCGGACTTGCCGGAACCTTTCGGACCAAACAGGTTTAGAATAGGAAAACTTTTTGTATAACCCACAATGATATCACGAAACAACGTAGCCAACAAAAAGCAGATTCCGACTTTTGCATTGTCTCCAAACACCTTAATTAGCTTCTCCGCATATTCGTTTAATGTAACACCACTGTAGGTCGTATGAATGAACCGCCGCTCAAACTGGAAGAGTTTCACATCATCACGGTATATTTTACTACTGGCCGGAAGATAATAATTCCCGGAACTCAAGCGAACAATACCATATTCATCAACCGGATGCCATTCCGTATCAAATGCACCATTACCAAATGCGAAAAAACCTTTTCGTTGCCAACCAAGTTGAGTGATTTCAAGTGCCGTCTCGGTCTGTTCATATAAAAACATCTTCAGCTTAGTTAGTTCTTTCTCCGTCGCCAGCCAAATGTAATTGCCCAGTCCCTCGACCTTTTGTTTGAACTTTGATAATGAAACCAAGTCCTCTTGTTTCATTTCAATCAATTCTTCCTGCTTGTTCTGATTCTTTATTTTATAAAGACGTTTTGGAAGTAGAGAATCTTTTATATGAAACATTGGTGTCATGGCAAAATTGGACCACTGCCAGGGCTGGCCGTCTTTGGTGATAGAATAATAAGAATTAAATTCTTCGTAGAAACCATATCGACCGTATAAATCCCGGTCAATCTTTTTGCCATCATCCAACACCTTTTTGGCTTGAATCAGCTTCTTAGCCTGATTCATTGCAGTAGTCCACAAAGATTTATTCTTGTATAAATCCTGTAATTTCGTTAAGTACATTGACTCCTTAACGTCATCTTTTACCATCGCCACCATCTGGCAGATGGAGTTGATGGCAGCACTCTTCTCTTCAGTAGTTACCGCTTCTTGAAAAATGTTTTTAGCATACCAGGTGATGAAATCTTCTTCTTCAAGCAAATCAAATTTCGGCTTATTGGTGCAGAATGAATCCGGGTCATTCTTTGTATGTCCTTCGCCTAACGGTATTTCTTTAACAGAAACGGAAAAGCCACATTGCATGGCTATCAATCCGCTCTTCATTACTGAAGATATTCCGGGACCAAACTTTTCATTTTCCTTCGGAGGGTCTGCGTCCGGAAGAAAACAAATCCGTGTTGCGTATTTCTTCAGTAGCTCAAACTGGCTCTGGGTCCATCCAGTACCAAGCGGGGCAACCGTATTATTCACATATATAGATTGCATCCGCATTACATCCGGTGCACCTTCTACGCCGTAGAATTTATCTTCTTTCACCGCTTGCCGAATGGCAACGTCAATCCCGAATATTGAATCACTTTTTTTATATATTTCTGATTCTGAAGAATTGAGATACTTAGGTGTCTCTTTATCATCAGATAATCTACGTGCGGTAAATCCTATAACGTGCCGATATCGGTCCCGGATGGGAATCATTATACGATTCCTATAGAAGTCATACTGCCTCCCTTTTTCACTCTCTTTAAGAAGCCCCATCTCTAACATTGTATCTTTGGAAAGAGATGCTTTTTTTGCAAAATTACATAGTGCATTCCAATCATCCGGAGCAAAGCCTATCTGCATTTCTTCAGCATAATCTTTACCCCATCGTTTTTCAATATAGAATCGAGCATCTTTTGCATCTTCTCGCCGGAGGTTTTGAACGAAGAATTCGGCGCACCTGGTGTTGATGACAAACATGGAATCACGTTTCATTCGCTTTTGTTCCTGCTCTGGCGTCAATCTCTCCTCTTCAATCACAATCCCATATTTTTGCGCTAAATACTTAGCTGCTTCAGGAAAGCTCATCGCCTCATGTTCCATTATAAAGCTTATAGCATTGCCACCTTTATGACAACCAAAACAATGATATATTCCACGAGCCGGATTTACTTTGAACGATGGCGTTTTTTCTTTATGTAACGGACAGCAGGCTTCATAATTAGAGCCTCTTTTTTTAAGCTCAACGAATTGCCCTACAACATCTACTATGTCAGCCCTATCTAATATTTGCTCAATATATTTTTCCTCTATCATTGCCTTTATTTTTTGCGAACCTATGAATATTTTATCTAGTGAAAAAAATCAGCTACGGTAAATTACCGTAGCATCATTTTCTAAATGATAATCATTCATTCCATATCTCGCCAGTTCACTCATACATGTACAAACACACTTTATAAATAATTCATAGTTTTCGGGAGCAACTTCATCCAATATACGCAACGATTCGCCATGCTTCATTTGAAACATTCTAAGGAATACACGGTTGTAATAGTTGCACACAACCTCTACACCTAGACGGTTAAACATTTCTTCTATCCAACACCTATTTGTATTCGGCATATATTGTCTCAAGTCTACCATCACGACTACGATTTTAATGGGATATCATATATCCTTTTTCTTATATTGTGCGTTCCGACATAACATTTTCCAAAGCCATCCCACCGAATATTCTTTGTTTGGGGGACGTTTTTTCTCTCTCCATTGAGAAAAACACTTTTCATCACGGTTATTGTACCTTTTACTTTTCTCACCTCTCCAGACTTTTTAGTATAATATACATGCGTATATTCGATTCCCTTCGGTTTTGCAAGTTCCCAAGCTTCAATATTAAATAGCTGATAATTATTCATACTTAATCAATTTTGAGGGTTATCTTCTTTCTATTGGTCTCCAAGCTAAAGGCTCTAATTTTAAATTCTTGATGTTCACAGGAAGCATAAAGAACCATTGCTTTATGTCGCTATCGTAATAAGCCTCTATGCAGCATTTATAGGTATTCTTATGTTTCTTGTTATAAACAGACAATCTTAGAATCACATTTTCGCTTATTCCACAATCTAATGCGTCAGGCAGTTCTTCACTCACGGGAAACCAATGTTGTGCTTCTCGTGCACCTTGTCTGTACGCTTCCTCTGTTTCCGTGGAATATCCAGCGTCTAAAGCACTAGACATCACCGAATATTCTTGTGCCTTATCTTCTAATGTTTTCATAATGTTCCTTTCTAATTTGTTTTGAAGGTTATTTCCACTTGGTTACTGTTGAAAAGTCACAAGGGGAATTGAATCTATTAGTTAATATATATGCAGCCTTGTACTGGTTCCTTAAAGTATCACCGTGAAATACGATACCGGAAATTCCTCTGATAGACAAATTGAATAGAAGAAAAGGCACTGTCTTATCAGATAATTCACCGCACACTATCAGGTGATCATTAGGTTTATAATCCAAGAAACTGATACTATTCCGGTGATTGTACCAATTTGAAATAAGCATTCCGCCTGTACCGGCTGTTGGCTCATAAGTTACTCCAGTATCAGAACCTAATAATTTAGAGACCAAAGTTGAAAGACATTTAGGAGTAAAATCCTGCTTGTTATTCTTCCTATCAGCGTGTTCGTCTTCAAAATATTCATGGAACCAGTCGTAACTAACATCACATTTGAAGTAATCCAAAAAGTCTTTGAATACCTTGATTCGTTCTTTTTCCTCTCCAAACAAAAGATTCATTATCCGTTCCGGTGCTTGATAACTATCTGTTATGCTCAACATTCCATTTATGTCAGATAATATATTTTTCATGGGCTAATTTAACTTCGTCATTGGTTGATTGTGCATAAATAGTAGTTGTCTCAATGCTTTCATGACCTAGCATCTTCTGTACCTGTTCTATTGGCATTCCTCGTTTTAGGGCTGTAGTTGCCGCCGTTCTCCTGAGTCTATGTGGATGCACATTGGATATACCCGCCTTTTTCCCTAGATTCCTTAGCATGATTTCAACTGCTCCCTTGGATATCCGGGATAGTTTATTCATATCTTTTATCTGCTGGCACATTCCCTCATAATCAGATAAAAATAGGGCTTCTAAATCATCTGTTCTTGAATCAACATATTCCTTCATGGCTATTTTACAGCGGGCAGACAAATAAACAGTCCGGTACTTGCGCCCTTTTCCAAGCACATCGACCTGCGCATTTTGCCAATCTACATCACAAAGATTCACATTTACCATTTCAGATACACGACAGCCTGTAGAAAATAAGAATTCTATTATTGCCTTATTCCTTTTTGTCCTAGCTAAAGACCTTAACTTCTCCATGTCATCTTCACTTAAAGGCTTCTTTAATTTCTTCACCTGCCTCACGCCCTTTATTCTAAGCATTGGATTCCGGTCAAGGATACCTTCTTCTGTACACCAAGTGAAAAAACTGCTTAAAGTCCTACGGATATTATTCAAGGTATTATCACTGCATTTATTTACCTTCTTGTAAGCTAGATAAACACGGACATCATCAGTTACAATCTCCTTGATATGTTTCCCTATCTGCAAGATAAATGCTCTTAGAATGACGCGATAATAGTCCAAAGAACTTTGACATAATCCTTCAACTGCTTTAGCTATGAAGAATCTACTTATAATCTGCGAATCGGAGTTATCATAGACTACCACAGAGGTTTCTTTTGCCATAATTTCATAATTTCTCAAGCAGAATGATATTGAATCAATTACTGTTGATATCTCATCGGTAGGAATCTTACCAAACAATGTATCACGTATTTCAGATAAAACATATTCTTTCATTTAATTCCTTTCTAATTTGTTATGATTATTTCCTTTTATTCATTTTCTTCCGCTTCCGGTCTTTTTTGATTTGATTCGCAGTACGTCCACCTTTCGAAGAGGAATTTTTCCAAGAAGGTGGGACGGTTTTCCAAGGAGTAGACTTTTCTTCATCTACCATTTTCAGTTCCCTATAGGGAATATCATAAGGTCTGTTTTCGTATCTATATGTATTCATATCGTATTTTGTTTTACGCCCAATACCCGCCGAAACGGTTGTGCTTGATTACTTCGTTTAATTTCAATTGCTTGCGACGAAATTTGTTTATCGCTCGTTTGAGAAACTTTCGTCCGGATGTGCTACAATTCTTTTTCTTCATCCTGCATTGATAACAGTGACAGATTCCAATGCCTGTATGTGGTTCCTTCATATCAGTTTGGTTTTGATTAAAACGGTAGATCATCGCCCGACGCCGGGCGACAATCTCTGACCGTAAACTTGTTTACTTCAAAAGATTTGATAGAACAAAGAACATAAGCCTTCTTGTTTAAAGACTCGGCTAACCGTTTTGCTTCTGTCTCTGCACTTGTCAAATTATTGTGCTTATATGCTGGGGTATGCTCTCCCTCTACATATACCATAAAGAAAAAATCTTCTTTCTCATTCATAATTCTTTTGATTTGAATTAAAGTACGAAGCATTTCACCTTATAATACAAGTCACTACTTAGCGACCGTTTTGCATACACATCTCCGTTAGAGAACTCAATCTTATTGCTTGTACAATTGATTATTCTATTCTCCTCAGTCTCTAATTTGAGTACATCTTCCTTTGTCATATTTCATCCTCCTCTATTTGAAGTAAAACATTAGTTTCAATCTTATCAGTGTATCCATCGTTTGGATACACTACTTCTTTCTCGACATATTCAATTCCGTGAACACGTATAAATTTATTATTCTCTTCATCCCAATTTGATGCTGTTCTATCTGTGAGCATAAATACATTGGCTGATTTAGGCATTTTTTTAAGCTTTTCTATAAGCTCTCCAACAGTTAATGTTTTCATAATTTTATTCATTACTGTTCTGTTATTCTTCAGATATTCTTAGATTATCTTTCATCAGTCAGTTAAATCAAAAGTTAAATTAATAGCTCTGCAAATGTTCTCATTAACAAGAGACGAATCTTTAAAGTCATACTCCAATAGGACATTGACGGAAGTATTGCCATTCTCATCATGTATTTTACTACCAACCTCTACAGTTATAGGAAGGTCCTCATCATGTATTATATTCATTAATACATCTAACACTTTTGCATTCATTTCGCATTTTGTTTTCATATCTTCATTGATTATGTGATTTATACCAAGTAGCTATTTGAGCTATTGTTTTCATGGCTCTCTGCAATAATTTGTTCAACAGCCTCGCGCTCCAACTTATTCCATGAGTTGGAATGGACTTTC